CCACTATTTACCAAAATAGGTCGTTTCAAGAAAGTAGCTAAATGACCAAGACGCGTAGGAAAAGGATTAAAAGTATCCACAGTTTCACTCATTTGAACAGGTAAAGGAAGTGTTCTATCTTGAAAACCTGTAACCTCACGTTGTTCTATACCATATGATTCATCCTCTGGTCTTTGTTCACCGGATTGGGCTTTTATCATAGTACCTTGTCCCACTGGACGTGAGTAAAAATTCTCCATTACCGAGGAATAAGTCGGTAACTGCACATCTAAACCAGCTTCACTACACCTTTCCTGTAGTGCACCTACTTCCGTTCTATAAGTCTCAGGGCCATGTAAAGCCCAGCCATTACAAACATCGAATACATTCTCCTTGGTTCTGACTTCAGCCCAGTCAATAGTTTTAAGTTCTTTTTTCTTGGGAATCTTAATCCAATTAACTGTCTCATACAACGAGTCTTTTTCCAAAGGTCCCATATACTTACCCTCAGAATTCAACTCCATACCCCTTTTTAAATAAGAAAATTGTCCCATATGGAAAATATACGGTAAGAGTTGGTCCTTAAATGGTGAAGTGTACTCCATCCCTATACCATCAATGAAAGCCTTGTAAGAATGGCAATTGAAAAATCGTACAATACGAGAATCAATACTAGCAATATTATCGTCTCCATATACTCGTAAATCTACGAACTTAGAAAAACCTTGTATAGCAATTTCAGGAGGTACTAACAAGGTGAAAGCACACCTGAAAAGTAATTGATTAACTCCACAATTCAACAAGGAAGTAAGAGCTTGTCCACTAGGATTTCCAAAACCTGGTTGATACAAAATTCGTTTGACCAAATGCGGTGATCCACAAACTGCATAGATCAAACCTAACCTAACTACATCGTCTTCACTTTTCCAAGTCTTATCAAATTTCTTATACCACTTGTTGACTATTCTAACCCAAGCTACACACAAGCTCAAAGGTAAAAGTTTATCGTAAGCCTTATAATCACCTGCTATAAAGTATTTCCTACCCTTGGCAAATGATCTAACAAATAAATTCCAAGAGTCTATATTGGACGGGTCTATGCCGATTGAAATTTCCCCAAAGGTAGAGTTCTGTATTACGTGGGCATTAAATGCTCCGTAATACGCACGTAATAGGATGTTTAATCTCATG